TGTTATGCCAGGGTGGGGGCAGAGAGATTTGAGGTGAGTATAGTTGACAAATGAGCAAATCCTTAAAACTGAGTATTCGGAACATTTTGACCAACTCCGCAAAAATCGCATGATTGTGTCATTCCATAAATACGGACCTGTCAGGGAGAATTACGGCAATAAGTTGGTCAATGCTATACAAAACCTTGAAAAACGGCTTGAACTCTACAAAAAGACAGGCAACACAGAATACCTTTGCGACGTTGCGAATTTTGCAATGATTGAGTTTATATATCCGCAACATGAGAATGCGCATTTTAACGAACTGAGCGAAAGCCCGGGTGTTGGGGCGATAACATACAGGGAGATCGAGAAGTTATGAGAAGGGTTGTTTATGTCGCTCATCCATATATTCGAGAAAACATATGAACTTGCAGAAGAATGAAGGGGTGATACCGTGCCGAAGGAACTCAAAAGGAAACTTGCGAGGGAAGCGACGAAAAAGGGCTTGACCGGCGAACGTAAAGATGCCTATGTGTACGGTACGATGCGGAAAATGGGCTGGAAGCCCGAAAGAGAAAAGAAGAAATGACTCGGAGGGACCTATGAAGGATAAGACAATCGACTGCCTTAAACTTTGCTCAATGCCTTATGGTGGAGTGCGTGACAAATTCCAGGAAGAAATCTGTGCAAAGTATTCAACTAAGGCTGTTCGTGCAAAACTTGAAGAACTGAAGCGGAAAGGGTACATAAAATCCGGCCTTTCTGTGTTCGGGGCGTGGCTGACTGAGAAGGGCAAGGCTACGCTGCACAATTTGACCGCCTGACATGCCAAGTATGCCATAATAAAACTGCATAGCAGTATCTCTCCCGGAGGTGGCTGTCCGCATGTATGCGGCGGCCGCTTTTGCTTTTTGACCTTTTTGTTGGCCGGGGTGTTGCATGATGTAAATGGATAGATGGGTAAGCTAAAGGGGGTGGTCAATCCGAATGGCAAAAACTAGTTTCAAGCGCAGAGCGACCTTGTCAAAACCGAAAAACGTTGAAATCAAAGTGACATATAAGCAGGGCTTGTTCATACAGTGCGATGCTAAGTTAGTGCTGTTCGGAGGCTGAATAGGGCGCAGCAGGCGGGGGCAAATCATACGCCCAACTGATAGACGCAATGATCTGTGCTGACCGCTATCCCGGAATACGACAGCTTATACTCCGTGAATCATTCCCGGAGTTAAGACGTTCCTTGATAAGTAAATCACATGAGCTTTATCCGTCGGATCGGTTCGAGTGGAACGAAAATGACATGACTTGGTATCACATCAACGGCAGCATTATAGAGTTCGGATACCTTGACACCGACGATAGGGTAAGCATTTACAAGTCAGCAGAATACGACATTATCCGGTTCGACGAAGCGACGGAGTTCTCGGAATTCAGGCTCCGGTACATGCAGTCACGATGCAGGGGTGCCAACAACTTCCCGAAACAGATCAAAATGACCAGCAACCCTGACGGTCCGGGGCACAAGTACCTGAAAAAGTTGTTTAAGGTCGGCACTAGCGAACCGTGCAAGATGTTCAAGGAATATATTGGCCGGGATCCGTTCTCCGGCGAGGAAAAGTACGAAACGCGCTGCTATATTCCGGCCCTCGTATGGGAGAATGAGTTCCTGATGCGCGACGACCCGGAATACATCACAAACCTGATGAAATTGCCGGAGAAGGAAAAGAAAGCGCTGCTGTTTGGTAGCTGGGAACTGAATGAGGATGCTGCTTTCCCGGAATTCGATTACGACATACATGTCTGCAAACCATTCGATATACCGCGGCACTGGAAACGCTGGCTGGCCGTTGACAACGGATACGAGGATCCGTTCGCGTGGTACTGGTTCGCGGTTGACGAGCAGGGCACAGTGTATGTGTATCGTGAGTTTACCCGCGATAAAGAGGACCGGACCACGAAGCTGACATATAAAGCACAGGCTCAAAAGGTCGTTGAAAAATCTACCACATTCAACGACCAGGGCAATGAACTGATGGAAAGGTACCAGTTTATCGTCGCCGGTCATGACGCTTTCCACACACATGTTAGGGATGTACAGGGTAAGACGCTGGTAGACCACTATATTGAAGGCGGGCTTCCGGGCGGGTTCATCCAGGGTGTCAAAAACAGAAAGTTCAGGAAAGCGATTTTGCATGAATATCTGACGCCGTATGATGATCCATTCAGACCCGGGAAGAAAACTGCCAGGTTACAGATATTTAACACATGCAAGACGCTTATAGAGAAGATGCCTGAACTTATAAAAGACCCGGACAATCCTGAAGTGGTGCTCGATATTGACGACCACCAGTACGATGCGCTTACATATGGCATTTGCGCATATCACGCAAAGAAATCTCGGGCGCTTAAGTCCGAGAAAAACGAAATAGAGCGTTACCGTGAGCGCTTATGGCGAAGATCGGCGCGAAAAAATCGAAGATAGGAGGATGTGTAAAGCATGATAATCATTGAAAAATATCCGCGAAAAGGCGTAAGGGACGACTTCTGCACAAGGACAGCATCGGACGACAATGTGTGGATTTACGAAAAAGGTACTCCCCCGGCCATGAGGCTTATCTGTAGTGTGGAGCATCTGAATGAAATTATCGAACAGGGCCAAAAGTACCTCGGGATCGCCAGTGAACCGAATGATGATCTGATAAAGCAGCTTGAAGCGAAAGATGCAGTAATTGAAAAACTGCAAATGGAACTTGAAGCATGCGAAGCAGAAGTCAGGAGATTGACTATCCTTGCAGAAACAAGCAAGCAGTCAGAAGAACAGGCCGATGAACAGTCTGATACCGGCATATCCGGTACCGGTACATCAGAGGTAAATGATGATTTGGAGGCAATGAGCAGGCAGGAATTATATGATCTGGCAAAACAGCTTAACATTGAGGGTAGATACACGACAATGAAAACTGCCGAGCTTATTAAAAAGATCAGGGAGGCGCAGAAGAAATGAAATCTGCTATAGAAAAAGCGCTTGATAACATAGGAAAACTCAATATTCAGAAACTGGAAGAACCTAAAAAGTTGAAGAACAAAAAGGACAATGATGTGCCTATACCTGTGTATGATCCGAGGCCAATGCTGTATTTGAACGAAAAAGACCTTTCAACGATTAGTAAATATAAGGCCGGAGATAAGGTTGTAATCGTTTGTGAATGTACAGTAAGAAGTACAGCTGCATATGACCAGCTGGAAGGAAAAGAAACAAAGAAAACCTATAACTGCGATCTTCTTGTTGAGGCTATCGCAGATATAACGAGGTAGTCTATGGATCAAAAAACATTGTCATTATTGGTGATTATAGTCCTACTGATTGCCGTGATTGCCATACAAAATGCAATACACAAGCAGGAAAGGCAGGACCTGTATAACCGCATCATGGCGAAGGACCTGAGAGATTACAGGATGGAAAAGCAACGGACAGTACCAAATGTCATTCGTAAAAGGACATCGGACGAACTGAAAAGACGGGGCGAATAACGGAGGTGCGTTATGGGAGCGGTTGTGGACTTCATAAAAGATAAACTGAATATGGGAAAACCTGAACAGCAGGACGATCAATCACAAGCTCCTGATAACGGATTCATGCCGTTCAAAACGCAGGAGGAAGCTGTCAAATTCGTTAATGACGAATTTGAAAGAAGGCGCAAGATGAAGCGTGACTTTGAACTTCAGTGGATGCTTAACATAAATTTCCTGAACGGCAACCAATACTGCGACATAGACCTCGTAAGAGGTACACTGTATCAGCAGGACAAAGCATTTGATTATCAGGAGATGGAAGTCTTTAACCAGATTGCTCCCATATATGAAACAAGGCTTGCGAAACTGAAACAGATCAAGCCTGCTCCTTATGTGCGCCCGGCAAGCAGCGAAACAAGGGATATAGCGACGGCCAAAACCAGCAGAAAGATACTGGATGGACTTGATTCAAACCTTGACATTCAAGTCAAAAGATCAATGATGACGGCGTGGAGCGAACTTACCGGGTGCTGTTTCCTGAAACACAGATGGAACCCCAATGCCGGTAGATACATCGGAGAAGATGAAAACGGCAACCCGATATATGAGGGAGATATAGAAAAAGACATTGTAAGCTCATTCGAGATATATCCTGACAGCAATTTCGCACATGGGATAGAGGGCTGCAGGAGCATTATCCATGCACGTCCTATGACTGTTGATGAAATCTGGGAACAGTGGGACATAAAAGTGCCTGGTCGCAAGATCGATGTTTTCACACTTGTTCGGTCGCAGATAGGTTGCGGGCTGGGATATAACACGTCTGGATACAAATTCACTCACACAACCCTCGAAAACAGCGAAATTGTGAAGGAATACATGCACCTGCCGTGCAAGAAATATCCGCAGGGCCTTCACATCATTGTTGTTGCAGACAAATTGTGCGAACTGAAGCCATTCGTTTACCGCGTCGGTACGAACGGCAGTTATGGATTCCCGTTCGAGATGCAGATATGTATAGAGAGGCCGGGATTCTTCTGGCCGATGTCGATAGTCGAAAGGCTTATACCCGTGCAAAGAAAGTATAATGCTGTCAAGAACCGCAAACACGAAATTCTGAACCGTGTTGCAATTGGCAATCTTGCTATCGAGGATGATGGCACCGTCGATGTAGAGGACCTCGAAGCGGAAGGGCTTTATCCCGGTAAGATACATCTGTATCCCAGGGGCGGTAAACCCCCGGAATTCATTGAATTAAATGCAAGCACGACAGCATTTGATATAGAAGAAACGAAACTGGAAAACCTGTTTACTATGATTTCCGGTGTTTCGCCCTTTGCTTCTCAATCGCTACCGCCGACCGGTGTGGTATCCGGTGACGCAATGGAGCAACTAAAAGAGGCCGATGATTCGAGAATATCCCTGACATCAGATAACATTAAAAACGCAGCTATTCAGGGATGGAAAATTGACCTTCGGCTTTACAAACAGTTCGTCCCGCCGAACGCGCCAAGGCTTTTAAGATATGTCGGAGAAAACAACGAGGTAGACCTCATTGAGTGGTATTCCTCCGACCTGACAAGCGACGACGTGATAGTAGACAGCGAGGACGAAATCATGCAGTCGCCGTCACAGAGGGTACAGATAATCAAGGAACTGCTGCAGTACAAGCTGTTCTCCAATGACGTTGATCCTAAAATACGAGCCAAGGTTATACAGATGATGAGGCTCGGTAACTGGGAGGATACAGCCGACATCGAGGACCTGCACATAATGAAGGCGAAATGGGAGAACAGACAACTTATGCAAGGGTTTGAACCTGATTTTGCAGATTACGACCTGCACGAACTGCATAAGCAAGAGCATGACAGGGTAAGGCTTGACATTTCGTTTATTGAATTCAAGCGTAGCAATCCCGAAATTGCAGCTAGGCTTGATGCTCATGTAAAGATGCATGAAGAAGCAATTGCGCAGAAAGCGGCGGCAGCAGCGCAACAGGCGCAGGAGAAGCCCGATCAGTCGATACCCTTTAAAGACCTTCCGATTGCCGGGAAGATACAACAGGCAGCACAAGCGGGCATCGAACTGACACCGGAAGATTTGATACAGCAGGTACAACTTGATGCGGCGCTGAAACGAAGTGTTAAAGAAAATCAAAACATAAAGGTCGGCTAAAAAACCGACCTTGTTTTTTGCCCGAAAACATTTTGACCTTTTTGCACTGTTACCCATTGTACCATGAAGATGAACTAAATTGCGGCCCGATAAGGCACCCGCAAAAGGAGGATAAATTACACATGATAAAACACGTTAATTTGCAGTTGTTTGCAGAAGGAGAACCGGCGGCCCACGACATGGCACCCGCGCAGGACCATACGCAGGCAACTTCGATAGAACCGGCACAGACGGATTCTTCACAGCAGGCATCGTCGGATCAGCCGGTAAATCCTACCCAAAGGTTGATGGAATTGTGGGATAAAGCCAACTCACCGGAGAAGGCTGATACCCCGCGGAATCAGGCTCCGGACCAATCTGCTCAGGACCATTCCCAGGATCAGGTGCAGGACCAGTCACAGGATCAGGACGGTGGGCAGAATCAGGAAACTCCGGACACCCCTGACCAGCAGGCTCAGCAAGGAAAGATACTGAACAAATACAACTCCGTGAATGATTTGGTGAAGGCTTATCAGAGCATGCAGTCAGCATGGACGAGAGATCGTCAGACCCTGCTTGAACTGCAAAAGGCAATTGACCAGCTTAATCAGGAAAAGGCCGGTCTGGAAGCCAAGCTGCAAACACCGCAACAGCCACAATCCGAAGCTGAAGACGATCTGGCGAATCTTAGCGCGGAAGAATTACTTGAAAAGTTTTACGAGGACCCGAAAGGCGTGCTTGCTAAGATAGCCGAATCGGTCGCCGAAAGCAAAATAAAGCCTTTGGAGAGCAAGCTGGCTCCCGTGGTGGAGCACACCGAGGTACAGATGAACCTCGAAAAATGGAATAACGCCGTCGCAGAACTCAGCGCTGCCAATCCTGACATGGTAGATTATATCGACACGATGAAAGAATACATCGTCGAGAATAATCTGCATGACAGCAAAGAACCTCAGAAAGTGCTGAGAGATGCTTATTCCTACGCCAAAGCCAAGGCTTTTGACACCAAAATAGCTGAGTTCACTGCAAAAATTGAGCAGCTTGATGCACAACTCAAGACGGCCAAGGAGGACGGCGTTAAAGAGTACCTGGCACGTATTCAAAATGCAAACAGCCAGGTGCCTAAATCGATTGCCGGGAACAGTAACAGCGGCGCACCGGCAAATCCGCCTGTAAGTGTCAAGGGCAAGCCAATGTCCGAGATACACAAAATGGCCGCAGACCTTATCTTTGGCAGTCAGTAAAGTTGGGAAAGGAGTGAGAGCGTATGGTAACAATGCAGACCTTTGATACTGCATTGAAGGACATATACGAGGAACCGATGAGAGACCAGATCAATATCGGTTCCGGCATATTCCTTGCAAAAGTGGAGCAGACCTCCAAGGACATCGAGGGAGGCAGGCGCGTGTATAAAATTGCGCCTTACGGTGTAAATGGTGGTACCGGCTCCGGATCGGATACCCAGCCGTTGCCTGTATCCGGCGGAAATCTCTATGCTCCGTTCGTTTCGGGCATAAAGAGCATCCGCGGTGTCATCAAGTTCACAGACCAGGTAATGAAGGCTTCGAGGAGCAGTAAGGCGGCTTTCCTGTCCGCAATGGAATCCGAACAGGACGGCCTGCTCAAGAGCGCCAGGTTCACATATGGCAGGCAGTCGTACCTTAACGGTACTGGGATTTGCACGAGTTGCGGCGTGACCAACAACAATGTTGTTGTCAACGTTGAATCCACCCAGTACCTTATCGAAGGTATGATTATCGACATAGTTAACGCTCAAAGCGGTGTTCCGATCCAGAACGGAACGCAGAGAAGGATAGTAGCCGTAAACAGGATCGGCAACCAGAAGTCTATCGTACTTGACGGTGCGACAGGCGTAACGACCACGGAGGATCATGCGATTGTCGAGCAGGGATCGTTTGACCAGGAACTTACTGGTATGGAGGCTGTATTCGCTCAGAGCGGCAGCCTGTACGGACTGGACAAGTCGAAGTATCCGTGGCTTGTGCCTTACCGTCGTGACCTGC